TTCGCGTTCATCTGCGGGCTCGACCCGTGCGAGGCGTGCGCGGCCGCCGGGAAGTGGTTCCCGGACGACGAGTGCACGGCGTGCGACGACTGGCGGACGGAGGGCCCGCACTGGCTGAAGGCCAACCCGAACCTGGGCGTCTCGCTGCCGTGGCAATACGTCCGCGACCTGGTGCGCCAGGCGAAGGGGATGCCGTCGGAGGTGTCGGACCTGCTGCGGTTCACGTTCGGGGTGTGGACGCGCGGCTATCACCGGGCGATCGACATGGGCCGCTGGGCGGCGTGCCAGGAGATGCCGAGCGAGGACGAGCTCGCCGGCGCGGAGGCGTTCGGGTGCCTGGACCTCGGCGAGACGGACGACTTCTCGGCGTGGGGCCGGCTGTGGGTGCTGGCGGATGGCCGGGTCGCGATCAAGCTGCGGTACTTCCTGCCGGAAATCGCGCTGGAGCGCCATCCAGACCGGCCCTACGAGGAATGGGAGCGCGCCGGCATCCTGACGGTCACCGAGGGCGACGTGACCGACTACGCCGTGGTGCGCGCGCAGATCCTCGACGACCACCGGGCGGACGGGATGCAGGCGGTGTTCTACGACACGCGCACGGCCCGGGAGACGGCGCAGCTGCTGATCGCCGAGGGCGTCGACATGGTCCCGGTGACGCAGGGGTTCCCGCTGCACGAGGCGATCAAGCGGACGCTCGGGCTGATCACCAGCGGGCATCTCTGCCACGGCGCGGATCCGATCCTCTCGTGGATGGCGTCGAACGTCGTCCTGGTGACCGGGTCGAAGAACGAGAAGCGGCTGGCGAAGGAACGGGCGCCGGAGAAGATCGACGGGTTCGGGGCGCTGGTCAACGGCATCGAGGGTGCGCTCGTGCGGCGCGAGCGGAAGCCGGAGCCGTCGTACCAGATGCTGTTCATCGGGGGGCGAACATGATGCAGCGCATGTGGCTGTGGACGGTCGGTCCAAGAGGCGGGTTCCGAACTGTTTCACTAACCCACGAGGAATTTCGGAGCCTGCACGGCGATGAGGTAATCGTGCCGGTAGACAAGGAAGCGGCTGACCGGCAGTCGGCCCGAGCGGCGCGCGAATATGAGGCCCGGCGCGCCAAGATCTTGGCCGACAGGAGTTCGCCATGAGCGAGATCACCGAACAGTCCATGATCGTCGTCGGCACCGGACGGAAGCGCGGCCGCCCGCGCGTCGAGGAACCGCGCTCATCCGTCAGCACCTGGGTGCCATCGCGACTGCACGACACCCTGATCGATCTCGCGAAGAAGCACGACGTGTCGGTGTCGTCGATGGTCAGGACGATGTTGGTGATGCAGATTCGCCGGGGGTGACGGATCTGCGTGGGCGTACGCCCCCATGCCTTGCCCCGCCCGACCGAGCCCAGTCCTGCCCGGCCATACCAAGCCATGCCAGAGCATGCCACGCCGGGCCGTGCCACCTACAAACTACTGCCCTGACGCCCTCGGCAACTGCTGCATCGGCTGGAGCGCCTTACTGACCGCCTTCAACGTAGCCTTGTGCTCGGTGGCGATCTTCTCCAAGGCCACCATCAATAGTCCGCGATACCGGCGCGTGTCGACGCTCAGCGCCTCATCGTTCGGCAACGAGGCGACGGCGATGGCTTTCTTCACCTTTCGCCCGGCCTGACGAACCGAGCGATTGCCGAAGCGGACCATTTCGTCTGGCGTGAGCACGACGAATCCGCGGCCCTTGGCGGTCATTCCGTCCAGATAGATCGCGCGCTCGCGGAGCAGCCGCTTCCGCCACTTCGTCACGACGGTGCGGTACCGAGACGAGATCCGCGACTCCTTGAGCACGGCCTCGATCTGGTCGTGCGTGACCTCCCTTCCGTCGGGCAGAAGGTCTGGGAAGACCGTCCATAACAAGTCGACGTCAACGTCCGTTCGTCGGTTCTTTGCAATCTGCATCGCTTCCTCCCCATTTATGGGCCTACGCCCCCCTGCCATGCCAAACCTAGCCTAGCCCCGCCTCGCCAAGCCGCGCCGGGCCGTGCCCGGCCTGACCGCGCCGGGCCATGCCTGACCGAGACCAGCCATGCCGTGCCCCGCCCTACCGCGCCGAACCTAAACCTCTCGCACTTCAGCCGTGAACATCCCGAACGGCCCAGGCGTTTTCCCGCCCGGCCGCCAGTCACCGAGTCCCTTGTAGAGCCCCGCCTGCGTCACGATCTGCTGAAGGACGTCCGTCGTGATCTGGTCGTCCCATACCCGTACTGTTCCAGCCGTGACCCACTTCTCGAACATCGGCCGAACGCGGACATGCTTGGACGCACCGATCTTGGCGCGCTTGACGTGCAGCTGGAACCCGTGGCTTTCGGCGAACGCTCGGTGCTTCTCGAAGTCGCTTTCGGTTCGCAGGGCAAGAATCGGCGCGACCGGAATCGGCTTGGTGTCGACGTAGATCGGCCAGTGGGAGCCGTCGACGAGCATGCCGCTCTGGCTCTGAGACTTGAACGTCTTGCCGTTCTTGCCGCCAGGAACAGGAACCATCGCGCCGCCTTCCATGAAGCAGCGCATCAGGTTGTCGTTCGGGATGCCGACCTCTTTCCCGTCGTGATAGAGCGAGCCGATCCAGCGGAAGGCGGGCGAGCGGTCGTCACCGGCCTTCGACTTCTTCTTATTGCCTGGGTCGTTCTTCCAGGCATCCATCGCGTCAGCCCATTCGATGTTGTCCGCGTGCATCAGCAGCGGCATCTTAGAGGTGATCCGGACTGTGTATTCGCGCATTTCGTCTCCTTTGGCTGTACAGCCCCTAGCCAAGCCCTACCCCGCCATGCCCCGTCTTGCCCCTGCCTGGCACAGACCAGCCGAGTCCTACTTCCGTTTTGGCTTGTCCCAATACGGGCTTTTGCACGTCGGGCAAATCGTGGGATGCGTCGTCATCAGGCGCGGTACCCATGTGTGCTCGCAGCGCTCACAGCGCCAGCCGTCCAATTTAATCTTTGCCACCGGCCGAGAGTGTGCCATATCGGGATATGCTCTCTGAGAATTGCCTAGAAGTATATACCTAGTAGGTAGATTTCTCTACTAATCAAATCTCCACCACGCGAGCGCCTGTGAGCATGGGCCAGCCTCCCATGCTCAATCGGGCGTACGCCGTTCTCGACGTCAAGGGGTTCGACCCCGTCAAGCGCACGTTCACAGGCATCGCGACATCGCCTGTGCCTGATCGCGTGGGCGATGAAATCGTCACGGCCGGCATCAAGTACCGCAACCCGATGCCGCTCATGCTGTATCACGACAGCAAGAAGCCGGTCGGAGAGGCTCGATTCAAGCGCGCCACAGCGGACGGAACGCCGTTCGAGGCGCTGATTTCCACCATCGACCGAGAGAGCGGCGTCGTCAAGGAGCGGCTAGACGAAGCCATTGACTCGCTGGCGGCGAAGCCACCACTGATTCGCGGCGTCTCCATCGGCTTCCGACCACTGGCCGACCCCGTCTACAACAAGGCCACGGGCGGCTTCACGTTCCCAGAGATCGAAGTCCTTGAGCTGAGCATGGTGGTCATTCCCATGCACCAGGACGCAACGATCGAAAACATCAAGTCCCTCGACGAATCTGCGCGAGCCGCGTCAGGCACCGCATCGGATCCGTCTACTGCCAACCCTCCCGGCGTCACGGGAAGGCGCGTCGTCAAGGCGCGAGTAGACACCACAGTGAAAAAGCCGATTGCCGATCAGATCAAGGAATTCGAGGGCACCCGCCAGGCGAAGGCTGCCGAGATGGTGACCCTCATGGAAGGCGCCGAGGGCGAAACGCTCGACGCGGCCAAGGGCGAGCAGTACGAAACGCTCGAAGAGGAAGTGAGGTCCATCGACGCGCACCTGAAGCGGCTGCGCACGCTGGAGGAGATCCAGAAGTCAGGCGCCGTGGAAGTGAAGGGCGCGAATCATCGCGAGGCCGGCGAGAACCGTGGCGGGAACCACACCGTCACCGTCAAGGAGAACCTGCCGCCCGGCATCGGGTTCGCCCGGCTCTACAAGGCGAAGGCCGCGGCGTTCCTGGCGATGCGCAACGGCAACTTCGTGACGCCTGACCAGGTCGCGAAGCAGATGTACCCGCACGACGCGCGGCTGCTCAAGCATCTCGAGGTCACCAAGGCGGCGGTGCCGGCCGGCGTGACCACGGTCGAGGCGTGGGCTGGTGCGCTGGTGGATCCGACGAACCTCGCGAGCGAGTTCATCGACCATCTGCGCCCGCAGACGATCCTCGGCAAGTTCGGCACGGACGGCATTCCGTCGCTGCACATGATCCCGTTCAACGTCCGTGTCGTGGGACAGAACAACGACGGGGACGCCTACTGGGTCGGGCAGGGGAAGCCGAAGCCGCTCACCGCGCTGAACTTCTCGCCGACCACGCACGGCTTCGCCAAGGTGGCGACCATCGGCGTGCTGTCGCAGGAGGTCGTCCGGTTCTCGACGCCGTCCGCGGACATGCTGGTTCGCAACGGGCTGTCGAAGGCGGTCACGCGGCGAATCGATATCGACTTCATCGATCCGGCGCAGGCGGCGCAGGCCAACGTCAACCCGGCGTCCATCACCAACGGCCTGACCGCGTTGTCCCCGTCCGGCACGACCGCCGACGCGGCGCGCACGGACCTCGCCCGGCTGCTGAAGGAGTTCCTCGACGAGAACCAGAACGTGGCGAGCCTGGTCCTCATCATGCCGAACGCGCTGGCGCTCTCGCTCTCGCTGATGCGCAACAGCCTCGGCAACAAGGAATTCCCCGATCTGACGATGAACGGTGGCCGCCTCGAAGGGATCCCGGTCATCGCCTCGCAGTACGCCGCGAACGCCAGCGGGGGCGGCAACCTCGTCATCGCCGTGAACGCCGACGAGATTTTCCTGTCGGACGATGGCGCGGTGACGGTCGACGTCAGCACGGAAGCCTCGCTCGAGATGAGCGACACGCCGACGCAGAACGGCGCCGCTGGCTCCGGCGCGACGATGGTGTCGCTCTGGCAGAACAACCTGATCGGCTATCGGGCCGAGAGGTAGATCAACTGGTCGAAGCGTCGAGCCGAATCC